CCAGAGTTAATAATCTCTCCTATCCACAGATTCTTTGGATTATCTGTAGTCACAAAGTTTGCTAGTAAAAAATTGACTATTTCAGCATCAGAATATTTTCTTGATGTTTTCTCAAACCAATACTTATCTTTTCTCTTATTAAAAGAGGTGACTGTAGCACTGGATTTACCACCATATCTAAAGAAATCATACTTACGGTTAGTAAAATGACTTTTCATTGATAGATATGACTGGTAGGTTTCAAATGGTGTCACTTTCATCATCTTCCTCTTCACTATCTAATTCTGTAATTGAGTCCACAGGTACTTCTGCTTCTCCGATTCGATACCAATGTTGGTCAACACCAATACTATCAGGTCTGACACCCAAGTATTGTAAATCACGGAAGGTATGCTCACGAAGCATCGCTTGCAATCTCCAATGAATTAATTCTGATTTTTTCATTATAAAGGCAGTTTTGCTCTTGATGTAGGTTTCATAAAGTTAAGACGGGTTGCATCCCATTTTAATCTTTCTTTTAAAGGTTTGGATATTAACTTCGATACTGATTCTACCTCAATATTGTTAGTTTCGCAATAGTAACAGATTGCATCAATATAATTGAAGTCTTCCTCTTCTGCTACAATCTTTTCGATTTCCATTGCAAATTTTGAAGGAGTCAAGAATTTATTCTCGATTGCCTGTTCTAGTTCTTTATTCGGTTCCATAGAGTTCCAGTTTATCTTGAATAAATTTGTTAATGTATTCTCCGAGGAGTTTGATGTACTTTGCTTTGTTGTATTCTTCGTAGACGACACATTCTCCATTTTCACAAGCCATAATGATTACAAGTTTTTTTACTGATATGTTCTTTAGTTCATACAGCATACATCCATATCCCATTGCTTGGACAAAGTAATGCTCAATCCAATCTCTTGGTTTGGGTTTCTTAGATGTTTTAAAGTCTATTATTGCCAACTCACCATCATAATCTGCGATGCAGTCAACAGTTCCAGCAATACCTAGTTGTTTACTATATAGGGCACCTTCCAGAGCGTAAATATTATCAATTTTATTTAATTCTGGTTTTGATATCTTAAATAAAAAATCTGATAAAGGTTGCACTTCAGGTAGTTTATCATCATTCTTCAGATAATGCTCAGTAAGTGTATGCATGTCTGTTCCACGGGATGTGGCTGCCTTAGTGATTTTGTCTGCTGTCTCAGTTCCTACCCTCTTTCTCCAATCAATAAAAATTTGTTTATTATAATGACTGGTTATAGATGTAATTGAAACTAATTTAATTAATTCTTCTTCATCAGGTATTTTATAGTATCTTACACCATCTATGGTCTCTCGATCTAGATGTGGTAACTCTATATCTACGTGTTTAAAAGTCATGCCAGACAACCGCCCTGCGTTCATAGTATTCTTGATTTGGTTGTTCAATGTAGTAATACAATGCTAATGAATATCTTTCAATATTCGGTGGTGTTTTTAAAGGTATCGGATGTCCATGAACTGATTTGTCCGACAATGTAAAAATGACTGCCCGATTAAAAATAGGTTCAATCTTTTTAGCACATTTTTTGTTATCCATATCCCATAGTTCAAGACAACCTTCCCACTCACGCATCCAATTTGGATTCAAATATAATAATAAATTTAAGACACGAAAATGATTTGTCTGAGGATGAATATTGAAATCAACATGTAGTGATAATTTACCACCTGCTGATATTCGATGTGCTCCTCCACCTGCAAAATTAGGATCACCTTTTAGACCTTTAATTCCTGTAAGATCCTCAAGGTATGAGAGAAAAATATTAGAATTAAAATACTGTATAGTATGATATACAGTTGGAGTTTTATATTGTAATTGTATTGAACTTTCTTGAGACCAAGGGGTATAAAATTTATTAACCTGATGATCTCTCATGTATGCATTATTGGAACTTTCTGTTGCCCAATGATCAGTTGTTTTAAGTTCATTAAAACACTGAGTTGCAGTATTTGAGTTAATAAAATTGTCTAAGACAATATGTGGGAATGGTCTTGAGTTAAGGTAATGATAATTTAACTTTGCACCTATTTCATAATCACTAAAAATTTGCATTACATACCTGATTGTAGTTTTGCAACGATATATTCTTTGACCAATCCAGACCTAACAATATCATTAACATCAAACTCTATTATATCAAAAGAAACCATTTTTCGCAAGATGTTCATGAAGTCCACAATTCCATTTCTATCGTTAGTTTTAGTAAGATCTGATTGAGTAGCATCTCCACAAAAACATATCTTACTATTTTCACCAACACGAGTTATGATACTATCCAATTCATGAAAATTAAGATTTTGAAATTCATCAACTATGATGATTGCATTATCAAGGGTTGTGCCTCTTATAAAAGATGTACTCCAAAATTTTATAGTTTCTTGTGATCTAAGATTTCCATATAACATTTCAAAGTCTGCATCAGAGGGCATCTGAAACATGTATTTTACCATGTGCTTATATGGTATTTGATATATGTCTGCCTTGTCCTCGTGATCACCTGGTAAGAATCCAATCTCACGAGTGCTAACCAATGATCTCACAATATAGACTCTTTCATAAGGTGTTGTTTCATCTAATACATCTTTCAATGCATTATAAAGTGTAATAAATGTTTTACCTGTACCTGCAACACCGTATGCAACAATATTTTTCTGTTGATTGTAAGAATCAAACAAAATTTTCTGATTATCAGTCAGAGGTGTAATATCTACAAGATATTCATTATTAATAGGTTTTCTTTTTCTCATTTGCTTTGCTGTGTAACCTATACCGATTGGTTCGGATTTTCTTTTGCGAGGCATTATATTTTCTTGACCCTCGACCCTGCAACTTTTCCTGCTCTTCGGAGAACATCATTCCAACCTGGTTTACTTTTTCTTAATTTATCTTTCCACTCACCAACTTCTCCCACACCAGGCATTGTAGAGGGATCTGAATAATCTCTACTCCAATTAGGATTATCAGCACACCACTGATCCCAATCATTCACACTCATCACAACTTCTTTCTGTTCACCAGTTTCTTTATTAATAACAGGATATGTAGCCATAGTATTTTATTAGGTAAATTTATTTAGACCCACTCTAGAGCCTCTGAGACCGTGGGAAATTGTTCGGTAAAGATGGACTTACAAGCATTTGCAATATCCATATGTTCTTTCTGTGTTCCGTGTCCAGAACGAAGATCAATATAATGAACCCAAGATCGTACACTTCCAGACATATAAATGCGAGTTGGTGTTGCTAGTGGTAAGACAAATCTAGCACATTCTTTAGCTATACCTTCTCTTAATAATTCATTATATAAATCCATGCCTTCGTTAAAATATTGTCTAATTCTCTCTTGTAAGAATTTAGTTTGTTTTTCTGGAATATCATCTATACTATTCTGACGATTCTTAGTGTCTTGTCTCCTTAAATCAGGTAGGGGTATATTTGCATCTAGTAAATTAGTATCTGCATATCTTTGACTAAATTCTTGAAATGTAAAGGAACGATGTCTCAATATCTGTGCAGCAAGTCCTCTTGTAGTATTAATTTCAAGAGTCATAAATGCTTGCTCAAAAATAGACCAATGCTGATGTTTGATACAGTATCTTAATAGACCTGCATAATTTTCATTATCCTGATTATTTGGATTGCTTACACGAGCACAATATGCCATGTGCTTTTCAGCATCGGGTGATACACTTACAAGAGATACGTTCATTTAAATCCTTTAGATGTTTTTTCTTCAATTATTGCTAGTTCATTCTTAGCGGTTTTCAATTGCTCTTTGATCAATTTAAGTTTATCTTCATCATAAAGTTCTCTTTTTTTCAAAAGTCTCTCAAGTAACTTAATTAATCTTTTTGCTCTGCTAGTCTCGTTCATTCATCATCCTCAAAAATCTCATCATAACCTAAATCGTGAGGTTTTGACCTTTTTACCTCTTCATAAGTATCCATCGTCAAATATGCATCAGTATCAGATAATACTTCTGCCTTTATATTGTCCACAACCAATTCAAGTTGGCGAACTAGTAATTTAAGTTTTTCTCTGTCCATTACTTTTTAAAATATTTTTGAATTATGTCTATTTGATCCTGATATTTTGCAATCATGTCTAATTCACCCTCTATTGCCTCTACAATATTTGAGTGTTCTCCGATACCCACAGGATTAGCCAAATATA